TGTGTGCAGAACCACCGACTCTCTTGGCTTCGGCTTCTACCGCCCTGATGACCTTTACGTGACCCTTGTGGACCGGCTGCGCCCTCATGTTAAGGTTGGTCACGGCAGTGTGCTCTGCGGCTTCCTGTACTGGGTTCATCTCGATCTTGTCGATAGGTGACCCAGTCATGGCAACTCCGCCCTTGACGATCTCATCGTTGACCTTGGTGTTCTTAAGTCTCTTCTTCGAGACTCCGACCTTGTTCTCGTCGGCTGCAGTAGTGTTGCTCGTGGTATTATTGGTCTCTGCCATCTGAATCTCTTCTTTTATTTTTATTTATAAAGGCTTCATTACTGTGTCTGCACCAGATCGAGCGACTACGTGGTACTCAAAGTCGGCTAGGTAGTTGATAGGACCAGCATGCGCGTTCTCGCATATGATGACTGGCTTATGCTTCTTGATACTATTTATTAGACCCATGAGTGCAAAGTGCTCTCCGCCCTCGATGTCTAGATATATCAAGTCCAGCTTCTCGTACTCAAAAGTGTCTCCACGCATCATTATAGAGTCACCGCCGTACGTCCTCTCGAAGGCTACGCTTCCAGTCCCGCGGTTATTGTTTGCTGGGTGATTGAACGTGCACCACTTGTTCTCGTTCCCGAGTGCAGCATTGAACTTGATGATCCTCTTAGACTCACAGTTCTGCGCTAGGCAGAAGAAGTTTACTGGGTCCGGCTCAAACGTCACTACTCTCTCAAAGATGTCAGACAGCAGTCTCGGGTACATACCCGCCCCTCCGCCTGCCTGTATGACGGTATGTCGTGACTTGCAATGGTCGAGTATGATGTCCCTTATAGCTCCCCACTCTTGACTCGGGCCTGCCCACAGACCTGAGTCTTCCCACGGCCATACCCAGTCCCCTACGCCGTCTATAGTACGCGCTTCTATCTTAGTCTCGAAACCTGGCTTCATGCTACTACTCCTCTAGACTTTGGTATCTTAGAGTCTGCAGATGATACGCACGACTTAGATATGCATACCGTAGGCTTATCAAACAGCTTGAAGCCAGTCTCTATGTTTCCGAGCGGCTTGTCCGAGCAGCTGTAGCTTCTCTTGATGTTGCCGTCTGGTTCTCTGATAACGATGCTCTGGTAACCGGAGTTACAGGACCAACCTTTGAACTGGTTGAAGTTGAAAGCATTGAATCTTTCAGCCTGATCCATATACCACTTTTTACCCGTGTCATCTTCAAGCTCGACATTGAACTGCTGAGGAACATTTGCGCCATCCTTTTCTAGGTCTAGTATAGGCTCTAAGTCTATCGGCCTGATTATCTTTGTCTTTGACTCCGTATACGCTCTCTGGGGCATGCCGTTATGGAGCTTAGACATCATCTCTTCTGTATATCCAGAGACTACGTAGGAAGCCTTTGGGTCTGACTGAGGCTTGAGCGTAACATTGATTCCACGGTCGTGAAAGTACAGCGCTTCTTCATAGAGCATGTCAAACCACTCTGGAACCATTACCATGTTGATGGTAACGCTTACGCCGTATGTCTGTAGAAACTCAAGCTTGTCTGCAAATAGAGACATCTTCTCCGGAGTGTTGATGTACTCACGGTGATAGCTAGCCGTGATCATTGCCTTGCTGAACTTTACAGATAAGTCCACATACTTCTGAAACCACTTCATGTTCTGAGACAGATTAGTAGTCATATGTATCGAAGTGTAGTTTGTATTTTGAACGTCGTCTGCTAGGTGCTGAAGTATGTCCAGATAGCCTGGATGAAAAGTAGGCTCTCCACCACTAAGGCTAAAGTGAAAGCTGTTGAATCCATTTTCCCTCGCTTGTCTCTTTATCTCGTCTACAGTTCTAAGGCATAGCTCTGTCGGTCTATGATCTTTCTGCTGACTGTGAGCATACGGCCAGCAGTATGAGCAGTTGTAGTTGCAGAATCTTCCTAGAATCCAGCTTACCGTAAACATGTCGCGATAGAGCATAGACATCTGGCCGATCTTTACTATTCGGTCAAACGGTATCTTAGAGAAGTCGTAGCTGCTTAGTTCAAGTTCATTCATGCCACATGTCACCCTGCATCGGGTCGATGCTTAACTCATTGATGTTTAAGTGTCTAGGTTGTTCTATAACCCACTTAATATATAAAGCGATCTCGTCTATAGGTATACACTTTCTAGTAGGGTGCTTTTCTTGATTGTTTGACAGCGTACCAAAGCTTATGTAAGAAACCTTACAAGGGGGTGCAGAAGACCAAACGGACGATCTAGTTATATCGTTGCTCAGGTCCCTTAGTGCCCTCTTCTCAGAACCGTATAGCCATACTCTACCACCGGCAACCCTGTCTATAGTACTACCAATGTTTATTATGTGGGTCTCAGCGTTCCACTCCATGCACTTAGCGTACATTTCCTGCAGCATCAGCGTCTGGTTAAAGTTATGAAGCGCGGAGTTGTTTATAAACACGTCATGCTGGCACGCTTCCTGCGCTACCCTCTCGCGATCTTTCTTAGTCGTAAGATCGTATCCGCTGCTCTTACTAAAGAAAGTAGCTTCAGGGTATATCTTGTATATAGAAGCTGCGAGACCTTTCTTTGGATTACCAGTCAAACATAGTTTCATATCTTAATCCATTATCTATTAGTAGCTTCTTGTGAAATTCTCTATATGAGTCTATATCAGATAGTCTAAATTCAACGCCAAACATATCTTCTAGTTCGTGCACATATCTATAGCCGTTCTCAAATAGAAGTCTATCCATGTAGACTATAGTCTCATTATTCATGTACTCAGGAGATCGATTCCTATAGAAACTATATACAGACGTATTATTATAGTGATCGAGTGCTTTCTTCTTTAGTAAGAACTTATATATCTTCTCGTTGTCGCGATTGTCTATGTCAAGCGCTATGTTTATAGACCCGGGAAATATATCATGCAGTGGAAGAAAAAGCTGGTTTCCATACGTATGGTGAGTGTTAAAGACTGCGAGAGTCTCTCTGAGATGATTCATCTGGCCACGAAGATCGTCTACTATGTTTCTCTTGAATTGAGTCTCTTCATTGTCAAATACTATCTCAAAGTACTTTATCTGCCTTCTTGCAAACAGCGTATTTTCATTAAAAAAGTGAGCCCTGTAAAGCTCACTTCTCCATAGTCCAACTATTATGTCTAGATTCTTTACGCCATGAGAAGAGGTAATACCCGGAGTAGTATACGTTGTAGTCAGACCCTCGGATATGACCATATCATTTTTCATTATAAGATTAGCTAGAAAGTCACCACCATAGGAGTGTGGATAGTTTATAGTAATGAGCCTATCGAACATTACTCCGGCTTCTTGAACCTCGTGTTATTCAAGATAGCGTTTGATACTTTCTTGGGTACTAGCTTCGCGATAGGACGATTGTTCCTCTGTAGAACTATTCCCTCACCCGGCGACTTCTTACCGTCGATGCTGGTGTGCATGTCTGGATGCTCGACGCCCCTGAGTACGTGCTCAGTAGCCTGCTCAAGGTGGTGATGGATATCGAGCGACCTCTGGAAGTGATGGGCGTGCTTGTCGACGTGCGCGATGAGGGCAGCGTGCTCGGCTACTTTTCTCTCTTTTGCAGCAGGAGTCTTTACCTTGCTAGCAGCTTTGGCACCCTCGCTCTCTAGGTGCTTCTTGTATCCCTCGACAGAAGGCGTCTCACCCTTGCGAGTGGTACGGTTTATGTAGGTAGCGAAGTGAACTTGATGCTCTGGAGTCAGGTGATGGGACGTATGACCGGCCAGCAGAGCCTTGGCCGCGTTTAGGTGGTGTTCAGTAGCAGCCCTGTCTTTCTCAGAGTAGGTGCTCGGATCTGGATGGTACTCGTGCTCAGGAGTAAAGATCTTAGAAGACTTCTTGGTAGCACCCTTTGAGAGCGCCTGAGCCTTTCCACCCTTGTACTCAGTATGGAGTGCAACTCCGAGAGGAGCCCTAGTCCTAGCCTTGTACGTGATCCTGTTAGGGGTCATCGAGGTGTTCTCACCGCTCTTCTTAGTCTCATCTGAAGGTGTATACAGCATGTCGCCCTGTACGTGGTGACCCCTGTTGACTACCTCGTGTCCGTGCGCAAGTACGTGCTTGAGTGCGGCCGCGTAGCCCGGTGCGTGCCCGAAGTGCTTGTCGACTTCTTCTGGAGTACGAGCGACTACACCCCTAGCAAACCTGTGCTTATCAGACACCGCCACGCCGTGCTCGTCGTGGATGATGTGAATGGAAGCTCCGCCGTCGGTCTTCAGCGAGGCCTTGATCGGACTGGACTTACCCATCCTAGAATTATGGAACTGACGGATCAAGTCGTGTCCTAGGTTGGCGTGCTCCGGAGACTCGTGAGCTATAGCTTTAGCGTGAGTAAGGTGACCGAGCTGCTCAGTATCGATCGAAGTTCCTACAGCTTTAGTCTTGGCTTCTGTGATGAATGATGCGAATGTTAACATGTTAATTCTTTGTCTCGTAGTCCATCTTTACATTGCCTGGACGATTTTCGTCGCTTTTTTTCTTGTTTTTCTTGCCTTTTGGAAGTGCAATTCTAGGTATTCCTACCTTGATCGGCTGATTGTTAGTCTCAGTATCGTGGATGTGCGGTGCCTGACCAGCAATAGTAGTTACTAGGTGAGTAGCAGTACCAGTCTCACCGTGGCCAAACTTACCGTGACCAGTGGCAGCCTCGTGCGCTACGTGCTGTAGTAGACCCGGGTGCTTCTCATGTATATCATTCATGTGCTGCTGAGCTTCGTCTCTCAGCCTATGCAATTCATTCCTGTCATTAGTATACTGCATGGCATTTAGATTTGACTGGATCTTTTCTACGTGACCCATCACTTCTCTATGATGCTGAGCAGTAAATCCCCTGTTAGCTTTTGCGTGCTGAGCAACTGCGTGTGAATACGTGGCATGGAATTCATTTGGCTCTGCCGACATCAGCTGGGAATCACCTTTCTTAAGGGATATGCCCATTCTCTCTTCAGGTTTTTTAGGATGAGACAGCACTATGTCTGCCTTAGAAGTAGTATTCTTTGCACCAGAACTCTTCCAAGTATCAGATAGTTGGCCTGCTTCAGACCCAGTCACACGAGCTTGATACTTCTGCGCTACTGCTTTTTTGAAAGAAGGATGATTGGCCATGCCGTGCACCGCATGAGCAGCGTGACGTAGCTCATTGTAGTATGCAGCTTCATGTTCTGGCTTCTTTCCGCCAGTAAATCCGTCAGTGGCGTTTGCAAAGTTTAGTGGATGCTTCTTGTCTTTCTTTGCAGCCTCTATCTCTCTGTGAAGGTGCTCTGGACTGGATAGTAGTCTAGAAG